AATTTTTCTGAATCAGTAGCAATGATTGTATACATATACTTCCACTTATAACCATCAGCAGTTTCAAATGGAGCAGCTTGTACTTTTGTTGGAACGTCTGAAACAGCAGATACCGATGAAGGCCTATCAATACATTTATATACCTTAAAGTCTTTAGTTAAAACATAGAAAGGATTATCTGAATTTTCGTAAATATTAGGATCATCAGAATCCCAAGGAGAATATACAACCCCTGCTGTCCAGTCATAACGCGGTATAACATGTGATACTTCATTATTTTTTATTAGTTTAATGCCGACCATGTTAGCTCGAGCTTCATTAGCATCATCGATAGTGTCAACAGGCAAAGGAGCTTGACTGTCAGTAAAATCTTGTAAGCTAGGGCTTGAATCCTGCCATGCTGTACTTTTACCTACACCAATGTAAATGTTACTTTGCTCAGATCTTACATCTTCGATAAAACCTTTTGCATTAAGTGATCTAAAATTATTTGAAACGATTGCGGCCATAATTGTATCCTAGGAACTTCGGTCCTTTTCCGGTTGAATAATTGTGTTAACGTTAAAATTATTTATAGTACTTGTATCGACATTTTCTATATTAAATGATCCTAATTGATCAATTCGATACTCTCCAGTAAACTTTTTAACACCAAGTATTGGGTTTTGATTATAAATTTTTCTTTTAAAATAATTATTATTTCTATCAATATTTGTTGTAGTAACTCTTCCAGTCACTGGGCTAATATGCTGAACATCGTTACCATTAGTTACAATTCTAATTGGTTCAACTGTAGGTACACGTTTCTCATGAATAGAGTTACTTATTATTTTTACTTCTGGATCATTAATATATCCTAGTCCAGCATTTGTAATTGAAAATCCGTTTAACCTACCTTCAGCTTCATATCGTACAACTGTTGCTGTTGTTGCTGATAATGTGCTTCCATCATTATATGCAATAAAGGTATCTCCAACATTCCATGTTGTTTGTTGATCTCTAGCAATAGAATTAAAGTTTGCATCTGTTGCGTTGCCTTTAAATGCTACTATATATCGATTCAGCAAAGCCAATTTACTAGTACCATCTAATAAAATTTCTGTATTAAGAGTAAGCCTTGCCTCTGCATTTACATTTGTAGTTAATAGCCGTCCTAAGCTATCAATTGCGTCTGGAGGTCCGATTTTAAAGGTTGGTGGTACTCTATATTTTTTAGTTGAATTTAAATTTATAGTTAAACCTATTTCTGATACTTGAAGTTTTGCAGTTGTATTTAAACTAGATCCTGTAGTTGCAGCCTGGAATATATCACCAACTTTCCAATTTTCTCTATCATATCCTTCAGTTGATATTGTATTAAAGTTTGCAAAAGTAGCATTACCTAAATCTGTTATTTTATAAAAAATGCCAGCTGTTAACGGATTACTTGTTAATGTAATTTCTGTTAAATCAGTTACTTTACCGATAGCAGTTTCTACACCACTATTAGCAACTTCACTTAATCCTTGTACAGTAAGTGAAGAGTTAGCGGTATATCCAGTTCCGGAATGTATTTCATTAACTGTAAGTAATAAATCGGCTCCACCCCCTAGATCACTCCCAGGAATAGTAATTACTTCACCAACTTTATATCCAGTACCAGCTGTTGTTGCAGTTACACTTTCAATTGTTTTATCTGCAGCAACGACAATAGTAACTACACCATTGACACCCGAACCAGAAGAACGTGATCCACCAGTTGATTTACCAGTTACAGTAGTACTAGCAGTTCGACCACTATCTGCAGATTCATCAAATACAAATGACGTTGGAGTAGCTGGTGTTGAAGAAGTAAGAGGATGTCCACCTTTTACAATTACATCTACTAGTTCACCAAATCTATTTACTTCAGTTTCAAATACTGCACCTGAACCATCTGATGCTGTGACTGTCGGAGCAGAATTATAACCGGCTCCAGGCTCAACAATTGATACACCATCAGCTGGAATAGCTCCACCAGTCTCAAGTTTTACAATTGACAATCGGGCTGATCTATTAGGACGAGCATTTGAAACTGGAGAAAAGAAAGAAGCTAATGCAATAATAAGTAGTGCAAGATCATCACGAATAAGACCAGGTTGTATACCAGGCATAGAAGAAAGTGTTTTCCTAAATGCTGCTGCGTTACTGTACGCAATTACATTTCTTTCTTCTGTTATTTCATTACCAAAAATATCTTTTGTTTTTTCAAGAATAGTTGTACGAGGGCCTTGTGGGCCAGCACCATCGCCTAATGAATCTCGAACAGCTTTAATAATAACGAGAATTTCACCAAAGTATTTAAACCCAGCCGGGTGCACTAATTTATTATACGTATTTTTCCATTGAGAAATATTACGTCCTGCTTTAATTACATAAGAAAACTTTTGATAAAATTCTGAATCTTGTATTTTTTGTTTGTCAGATAAAAATCCTTCATTATCTAGATATTTTCCGTCTTGTGACGGTCTAAGAAAATTAACAATGTGTCCACCACTACTTGAGTTTGGGGTTCCTACAAGCAAATTAAATGTTGGCGTTTTAGAGATTTCAATAAATAAACCAAATTTATTATTAGCAGTTTTTATTTCTTCATATGTAGCTTTTTGTACCCATTGATCGGTTTTTTCAAAATGATATATTATGCCACAATCGGTAACAGGATTATCTTCATCAAGGCCGTCAGAAAGAGGTGCACCGGCAATAATATTATTATTGTGTATTTTTACACTAGCGCCAAAATCATCATTAGTTTGACCACTAATTGGTATTAATCTATCTTCGATATCCCATTTTATAGTATTATTCGTTAAAACATTTCTTTTAAATACATATATTGACCTTGAGCCAGGCGCGCTAATAACACATGTAGGATTAGCTGGATTACTAATTACATCTAAATCAATAGAAGATCCAAATAAATCATTACTAGCTAATGTATCAGGCCTTAGTATTTGTTCTGGTACTGTATTAAATAAACCGGTTGTTAAATTTTTAGTAAATATAGACACAGAACCAGCATTATTACTTTTACTTGTCCAAGAAACAAGCAAATAATTTCCTTTCAAGAGTATTTTATCTGCCCATCCGTTAGCACCAGGTTCATTTAATTCTAAGGGAGTAGGAATGATTTGTGACTCTACCCAACTTGCACCTGTACCTTTATAGATAATAACAGCACCATTTGACAGGCCTGTAGTTACATAACCTGGTACACATACCGCTAATGTGTCTCTGTCTAATGATATATCTTTACCAAAATTTAGTCCGCCAGAAGAACCTTTTAATTTTGATTGAAATCTCCACGTATACGTTGATGGTGCTTGTGTTAAGAATCTTTGCCATATTTCTACTGTACCACTATTAGCTGCAGTACCTCCAGCGTGATCAGTATCACTAGGAGCTGATATAGCAACAATTTCATCAGACAAAGATACAACTGAACCAAACTTATCTCCAGATGCACCAGTAGTGCTTACCAGTTTTTGTTCCGAATTATAACTTTGTCCATTACCCTGTGAATTATAAATGTACACTGCACCTTCGTTAGAAGATTCGCCTGGTGCACCAACAGCCATCATTTTTACTACGTTGTCTAACGATATGGAACTACCAAACACATCGCCTGCTGTCGCATCAGTCGCAGTAATAGTATTAGGTAATTTATTATATGTTGCTGCAACTAAACTTTGATTATCCCAATTACCGGAAGAGGTTTTTAATGTAGAGTTCCATGGATAATCGACTTTAATTTCTTCGTCTTGAAAAAATAATTTAAAAAACAAATCAATTGAATTTTTAGAACCACGTATTCTATAAAAATCAATTAGCCTTTGATATAGTGCTCTTTTATTTACTTTAATGTTTTGATCGATAGCAGGAGCAATTTCCTTCTGCATCATATTTAAAAGCTCTTCATCATTTTCATTAATATTTAAAGCATCTTCTAATGTGTTTAATTTAAACGACGGATTTGCAATTACTAGATTTTGTATTGTTGTGCGAATTTTAATTTTTTTATTATTTAGACGTGCTGGTAATCCTACAATAGATAATGTTCTTCCCGAATTATCATCTAGCGATAATTCACTTGGTAAATTATCAACGTTAAACACATTAATATCATCATCAGCTAAATCATATTCAATTGAATTAGGACCAACTGTTAAGATATTACCTTCTGAATCAATAATTTGTGATGCTCGAGCAGCTCTTTGACTAAAAAACTTAGTATCTTTTAATTGGGGATCTGGTATACGAATTGTCGCAATACCATTAATAACAACATCTTCAAATTCTTCTATTTCTTTATAAAGAAACTCTTCAGTATTCATAAATTTATAATATGAATCAAGAAAAACTTTTAGTCCGCCAGAGTCTCCGCCCATAGAATACTCAAGCAATTCACTAGGAATTAACTCACTGGTTCTTAAATCTTCTTTAGTTCTTGATAACGTACTTCCAACAATATTAAATTTATCTAAACCAGAATTAGTATCACTTATTATTAAATGATCGTTTGCATCTAAAGTTTGTGGAATATCTAAAGTTATCTGAGTCTCAAAATTATTATTATCAAGAATCACAGAAGTAATTTTTGGTATACCAACTATGTTTTCGCCAGAAATTATTTGGCCAATTTGCGGCTTTATTTCGTTGTATGCCCCTTGGTTTTTTACTAATATGTCAGTAAAAATAATATCAGTGCCATTTGTTACTGCAGTTTTTACGTCGCCCGATAACGTTGTATCAAAATCTACTTGCGTAGTACGCCCTTCGATATATCCTCGAGAAAATGAATCTATATTCTTTAAACTTTTAACTGGCATATATTATCTCAATCTACTAGTAGTTGTATATTCAAGCGTACCTGAAGGTCCTGAGTACGCAATTTGATCAATTGATCCCGAAGCAAGAATTCGTGAAGCTTCAATATTAATTATTTGATTTCGCTTCGGCGCTATATCTAGTGAATCTGGAGTAATTGTTACTCTTATATCTGTAGGCGCATCTACTATAAAATTATTTAAAGTTATTACGCCATTTAAAGTATCTATTAAACCAGCCTCAGCTACTACAATTTGGGTTTGTGCATCTACTGTTTTATATACTATAACTTTTCTATTATTAGACTCATCTATTTCTAAATCTCCAAAGAAATGATCTACTCCACCAATTTTAAATGGTGTACTACTAATACTAAAAGCTTTTCCTCTTTTAACGAGGAATTTTCCAGCAAAGGTTAATGTAAATGTATTATCACCTTTTATTGTACTAGCAGTAATATTTTTATACATAAAGGGTCGAATGGTTGAACTTGTAATAGCTGGATCAGAATTATCAACTAAGCTTAAGAGTTCCGAATGTCTAAATACGCCATCGAACTTATTAAGTTGGTTAAAGTTATAATCTAGAATCGTATCAGTTACTAATGACTCAATAGCTTGCTTTGTTCTACTCGTAAGAGCCGGATTATATTTAAATATGACGTCCAATTCGATATTTGTAAATTCTGGATCTAATATTTCTGGAGTAATTGATACTGTATTTTTATTAGCTAATATAGTTTTAATTTCAGCTTTTTCACTTTGAGTTAAAGAGTTACCAATCAATGGCTTAATACTTAGGTATGCCTTTCCATAATCAGGAATAACATTATCCTCACCACCCCATGTAGAAATAGATTCAATATTTGCAAAGTTTCTTTGAATAATTGAAGAATAGTCTTGAGATGTAACTGCTCGATCCTGAGCTTGGAATGTAATAGGAGCATTAAACCTAATTGACTCTGTTGTTTCTGCAGCAGTACCACCAGAAGCTACATTTATTGTGGTAACAGATGTATTGATATTACCTGTTAATGTTGGAAAGTCTGTAGTAAGTGTAAATGCATTTGCACCATTGGCAGCTTCTCCGTCTGTAACAAGATAATCTAGGTTCACAATATTATCATTAACTGGCTTTTTACCAATAATACCATCGCCGAAATATATTTGGAAAAAGCCACTTGAATTTTCTTGTAAATGATATACTTGACTTAACGAATCAATTTCTTGTAGCGTCGTAAATTTGATATATGAATCAAACGCATTTGAATCTTGATTTTCCTGAATACGAACTCGTAATGAAGAAGTATCTGCGTTTATATCTGATATTTGAAACTTTTGATTTTCTATTTCGTTATCTACTCTATACGATAAGTATCTAAACCTACCTTGACCAATTGCTATTTGATCAAATGTATATGTTTTCGACGAACCTTCTTCTACAAGAATAGCGGTTTGCGATTGTAATGCAGAAAAAGTATACGCAACGCCATCAACTACTGAATTAAATTTAGTACCTCTTTCAACAACAAGTGCAGATGGAATTGTACCTTGATACGCACTTACATCTACGACTAGCTTTACATCTGCTCTAGGTGCTAATACAGATCGCGGAACATAACCAAGTAATCCTGCTCTTGATACAACATTACCACGAATTTGGGCAGAATCTAAGAAAGCCTCATTAAGAGAAAAGTGAGCTAGCATCGCATTATAGTGTGTATTATATGCAAGGACATCCATTAACACGTTTAGACCCGATCCGTCAAAATCATAATCTTTAAATTGTGATTGTGACTTCATAAAGCTTTTTAGATTTTCTTTTATCTGATCAAAGTCTAATTCTGTAACATTTAAATTTGATGCCATAACTATTTACCTGAGTCGTCTTAAATTAATTTCTAAGTCAGCAACTTCATCAGTTGCCTTTATACTAAATACAACAGTAATTCTATATTCACTATCGTTTTGATATGAATCAACAATGACATTAATATTGTCAATCCTTGGTTCATGATCTTCTAAAACTCTTTTAACATTATTTTTTAAGGATATTTTTGTAATTGCGTCTGCTGGTTCAAATAGCAATCCTCTTAAATTAGAACCTAATTTAGAATTAAATGGTCTTTCATAAAAACTAGTAAGCAATAAATTCCTTATTGCGTTTTTAACAGCTGCAGCTCCTTTTAAAGGAATGATATCCCTTTTTTGCGGATGTACAATCA